CGGTCGGAATCGCCGGTGCGGTCGTGTCTTTTGCGACCGTGATTGAGCCCGCGAGGTAGGTTGTTGCTATGCCAAAATAACTCTCGCCGTAGAGCCGGACGTTGTAGTTCGTGCCGATCGTAATGTCCGAGCTGATGAAGTCCTCGGTCTGCGCTCCCTCGACCGTGTTCCAAGTCAGGTAGGTCGTGCTCGCGGCCGGCTTGTATTCGATGACGACCGAGCCACCGCTCTGGATGAACTCCGCAGCCGGTGGCGTCCAGCCGACGCGGATCCGCGGCAGGATCGTGCCGTCGGCTTGCACGAGCTGCGTCGTCCCGTCCGCCGTCAGCGAGAGATTCGTCGGCGCGCTGAGCGTGAACGGATCTGGCAGCGTCGTGTTCGGCGAGTCCTCGACAAAGATTTCGTCGGTGACGTTCCACGAGTAAACCGACGAAGCGGTCTCGCGCAGAGTCATGTCGATGAACACCTGCGGCGGCGTCCCGTCCGAAGCGAAATTCCACTCCATTACCTCGAAGACCTTCGACGACCAGCCTAGCTTGTCGTTCGAGATCATGACCGTGTCACCGGCCCGGACCTGCATTGCCTCGAGGCGGAACCGCGCGGAGAACGTAATCTCTTCACGAGCGCGCCGCAGCTCGAGCACCGCCAGCCGTTGCGCGCAGCTTGGCGAAGTTGTGAACGGCAGCACCACGTCGCGGAAGAAGACCGTGCTGTTGTCCTGCGTGACGTAGGTTGCCGAGCTGATGGTCGGGAAGTCAGTGACTTGCCAGTTGTTCGTCTCGCTCACGTAAACGCCTTTCACCGAGTTCACCCGGTCGCGAGCGCTCGTCCGCGTCTGCACGTTGAGCGGTCCGACGAAGTGCTTCTCGGTCAGCGTCACCGTTGGGATGCGGTAGGCCGACGCGTAAGGAACGATCCTGCCACCCGTGTAGGCGATCAGCCCGCCCATCGCCGAGAGGAGCTTGCCAATGTTCTCATCGGGCGAAGCGCTCGTCACGATGACGCCGTTGGCCTCATAGCGGTTCTCGTTGACGACGGGCGAGACGGGAAGGATCTGAACCTGCTCTTCGCAAATGGTGGCGGCGACGCCGAACGCGGTGTCGTCCACCTCGGCCGAACTCATGCCCATGCCGAGCGCAGCGTCGGTCAGGTAGTCGCGCAAGCAGAGTGCCGCGTTGGCCGAGTAGGCGATTGGATTCGCCGGACTGCGCGGGTCGAAAACCTTCTTGCCGCGAATCACGGCGCTGATGTTTGGAATTCCGCTCGGGAATTTCTCAGCGTCCCACGTCAGGCGAACGTAAAGGTAGGCGATGCCGGAGAGCTTGTGCGCGGAGGTCCATTTGCCGTCCGTAAGGTTGACCGTATCAGCGATCAAATCCGCGTCCGCTGTGTCGCCCGGCACGCCGAGCTTTTTGTTTACGCGTGCCACGCCGTTGTAAAGATTGGTCGGCACGTTACCGGTCAGCGGAACTAGCTCGTCGTTAAAATACACCTCGTCGATCGCTTGGATCTCGTGGCCGGCGAGCGTCAGGACGATGTGCAGATACTGATTCTTGTCTCCCGTCGTGCTTAGGTAAACAATGGTCCCGCTCACCCGGCTTTTGCCGTAAACGATCGTCCGCGCCGAGATTGGATTGCGAGTCAACTGCGAGCGATCCGAGAGAGACGAGTCGGCGAAGCTCGGCATTTTTGGCGCAAGCAGTTTTGACGCCGCCATTGATGCGGCCGTGATGGCGGCGAACTTAATGACTGATGCGAGCGTTATCGCTTTTGCTGCGGTAACAAAGGACGTAATCAGTGCTGGGATTGCTTGTGGCATGTTAAATTCTCCAAGCGGTCTCGACGTTTGAAATCGGACCGAAGACAAGTCCGCCCTTTGCAACAAAAGCCGTCGTCTCGCCGAGACAAATCCCGAGCGTCATCCCGCGCCCGGTTTCTTGCGCCACGATGTCACCGCGCCCAGCCAACTGCGGTTCGATGCGTTGCAGACCAAGCGCGTCCACCAGAGCTTCGACGCCCCCCGCCTCGTCTAAAAATCGCGCCGCCCCAAGTCCTGACGAGTAGCGATTGCGCCACGTTTTGGCGTGATCCTCGCCCGTGCAAAGCTGGACCCAATCGGCCGCAAAAATGCAGCAGTCGTTGAAGCCCCACGCGAAAGGCTGCTCGCGCCGTTGCTCGATAAATTGCGCGAGAAGGTTCGGCCAGTTGTCGCGGCGTGCTGGCATCACATGTAGGAGGTTGACTCGCTCTCGTCGCCGCCGTCCCGAATCGGTGCCGAGAGCTTTGCGTTGCCCCAGTAAATCTGTTTTTCTTGGATCGCGTTGACGAACTCCAAGCCAAGATCAAAAGGGCTGACCGGGTAAAGGTTCTGCTGCTCTTCGTGCGTGTAGCGCGTTTCACGCGGCCGGCGAAAATCAACGAGCTTGTTCTCGGCGGTCATGATGATCGTCGCCTCCTGACCGTCATCGTTGACCGACATCACGTCCATGCGGCCGGCGAAGATCGTAACGGGCGAGGCGACAAGCGCACCAGTAGGATCGAGCGCGCCGAATAGCACCGAGCACTCTTTGCCTTGGTAGTTCTCGGTAAGCGCGACCGCAACAAGAACAGTCGGCACGCCCGAGAGTTGAAAGTTGATTCCGCGCGCCGAGAGATCCGTGGTCTCCTCGACCGGCGATATTGTCCCGAGCGTGCCGCTTCCAAGATAGGTTACGCCGCCGACCGTGATCGTCCCGTAACCGCTCCAGAGCCGGAGCGGCGTCGAGAACGAAAACGACGCAAGCAGGATCGGCGAGAGCTGCGAGGCGCTGACCTCGGTGACCATGTTGGCCGAGAGCGACCGGCCTGCCGTGGTGATGCTCATGATTCGACGTCCTCGATGATCGCGAAGCCAACGCCGTAGATGCTCGCCTCGCCGATCGCCCACTCGGTGCTCGGTGAAGCTAGGCGGAAGACGCCTTGAGCGCGAGCGCCAGTTGAGGCGAGACCGTAAACAATCGCGGTGCCGCCGGCGTAGCTTTTGCGGAGCGCCGGGAAAAGATCGACGGTGCCCACTCCGTTTGCTTGCACGACCTTGTAGTATGACGTGCTGATTTGCAGCCAGTCGCCGACGGCGAACTGCGTGTTGTTGGTCGTTCCGCTGTAGGTCAAGGTCGTGCCGTTCGCAGTAGCCGTGGCGACGGTAAGCGTGCCTGTAATCGTGCCACGAGGAAACGGGTTGGCGTAGTCCTGAAAGTTGAACGTGCCGCGCTGCGCCTTGAGAAGAAACGCGACGATCTCCTCCGCGTCGGCGCGCTTCATCGGCGGACAATCGACTGAGCCGAGCCACGCCTGACCCGGCCAGTTGTATTGCTGAGTTTGCAACGTGAACGGACTCGTATTGCGCGAGGTCGCCGAGACGCCCGTGAACGAGAGCCGCGAGAGGTTAAATGGGCTCGGCGGCGTGAGTGGATAGGTGATGGCCATGACGATTAGGCGAAGGCTGCACGGTATCCGCCGCCGCGTCGGACCATGTCTGGGATCTCGGCCTTGAGCCGGCGACGCTCTTGGTCGAGGATCGGCACGAGTTCGGCACGCGAGACGCCGGCCGCGATGTTGTAGTTCACGGTGACGCCGCCGCTGCTTGCTCCGCCTCCGCTCATCTTGTTGTTCGGCACGATGGTGCCTGACGCGTGAGGCACGAACAGCTCCGGTCCTTGTTCGCCGACGACGTAGGGCGAGCCGCTGCTGACGGGTCCGCCCATTGCCATAAATGGAATTCCTCGCAGCACGTTGCCGATGCCCTTTGCGAGTGGCTGCGTAACGAGTTGGCTAAACACCAGCCGAACCAAATCGCGTCCGAGTGAGCGGACAACCTCGCCGAGCTTTTGACCGCTCAAAATCGCATCCTCGAATCCTTGGGCGATCATTGCGCCTGCCTCCATGCTCAGTCGGCCCTGCTCAATTTGTAGGTCTCTGATTCTCTCATAAGTCGTAATCAGTTCTTTTCTGATTTCTATTTGCTGCGACTTGTCAGAGACCGCCATTTTCTGATAAAGAATCCCTTCTTGTTTTCTTAATTGCTCCAGCTCTTTTGCGGTTGAAATTGATTCGCCGGAAATCTGCATTTGCAAAACGCCAATCGCCTCCCGCTGAGACGCATATTCTTTATCAATTTGGATCAGTGATTTCGTGGCCTCGAACTCCAGCTTGAGCGCCTCATTGCGTTTTGCTTGTGCAGCTAGTGGGTCGCCTTGTTGCAAACCCTCCGCCTCTCCTCGCATGGCGCGAGCGCGGTTCATCATTTTATTGGCTAAGAAAGTTTCGCTTTGCCCTAGATCGTCAAACTGACTCTGCAAGGCTGCCGCCTCGTCGGTCAGCGGTTTCATGGCAATCGCTGCGCGTTCAATCCTTCTTGCAAGCGCTTGTGCCGCGATATCCCCAGATGAAAAAGCTCCAGCTAATTTAGCCGCTGCCAAAGCGACGTTGCGCTGCAATGCCATGGCGGCATCGTCCGCATAACCGGTTGCAATCGTCAGCTTGTCCAAGTCTTCGGACGTCAATCCAAGCCTCTTCGCGTTCTTTTCCGCGTCTTCCAGAAACGCGTCGAGTCTCTTTACGCCTCCAATCGCTGCGCTGAATCCAAAAAAGGTCGCCAAGCCAACGCTCACCGTCTTCGCAGTTTTTTGCAGCGACGAAAGTTTGTTCTGCACGGCCGCGAAAGCCTGCTTCGTCGCATCGACCGCCCGCAAAATAAATGTCGCTTCAGCCATGTTGTTTTAGTTTTCGGTTTTGGTATTCGATGTAGGCAAGCCAGCCCGTCAGTTCCTGAGCTGGCATTGCCAGCACTTCGTGGGCAAATTTGTGCAGACGATCCGCGAGCGCGTAAACGGCGAGGAGGTCTGCCGCCTCCCCACCGTAGATCAGTTTTTTAAGTCATCCACCTTCGGACTGTCATCCGCTAGAATAGCGTTGGCGACGCGTCCGACGACGTTGCTGTCCGCCTTGTTCAGCAGCGTCGGCTTGTGCTCGATCGTGAAAAGCTTCACGCCGTGCTCGTCGGTGGCTTTCATGATCAGGATGTCCACCAAAAGCTCCATGTCGTTTTCTTTGCTGCGACGATAGAGCCGGTTCTTTTCCGAGAGCGTTACCGGCGATGCGTGCACGACGAGCTTCCACTCCGGCACGTCGATCCGTCGCGTGCCGAGTGATGCGAAATGTTCCCTGACTAGGTCGATTGCGTCCATGTGTTGTGTGTGTTTTTTGCCTGCTAAATTAAGCCGTCAGGGTGCTCAGCGTCCCGTTGCCCTCGAAGGCGATTGAGCCTTCGATGATGCCGTCAAATGCAGCGTTGACGTTGAACTGAGTCACGATGGCCGCGCCCGAATAGTAAACGTCGCCGGTGTCCGCGCCCTCTGGGTAAAGGTTCAGCGTCACCGAGCTTCCGATGGTGATCAGGAGCTGGCCGGCGTTGGTCTCGTCCCAGTAGAGATCGCCGGTGACGGAAAACGTCTTCATCGATGCGAGCCGGGTGCGGTAGGTGTCACCGAGGACGGAGTCCTCGACGGTGTCTGACGAATGGGTGAGAGCGTAGTTCCGCAACTCGCCGATCGTGGTGCTGGATATTTTGATAAGGCCGTCGCGGCCGAGTTTGGTTGCCATAAAATTAAGTTAATCAGTTGAAAAATAGATGCAGTTAAAGGTGTGCCGAGCCGATCCGAAGCGTTTATCTTCATCCGTCTCGATCGTATAATCAACTGCCGTCAAATGCAGATCTTGACACTGACCGCCGAGCGTAACGTCCGCGAGCACGGCCGCTTCGACCGCTGCGCTTCCGGTGTCGAAAAGATCGTCGATGAGGTAAGTGCCGCTCTCGGCAATGAAGTAATCGACGACGAGCTGAAGCTGCCGGTATTGCGTGCGGTTGCTCGGACCGAGCGTGCGAACCTCGATCTGCTCGCTGACCGCGTAAACGGCAGCGGCCGGAAAGCTGACGCTCGCAATCGTGTTGTTGCGCCCGCGCAAGATGTTCGCCGTTGGAACGACGAGAGCGCCGGTCAGAGCGGTGGCGGTGGCGTTGCGAATGTTTGTGCGGGTGCTCATGCTTCTTTTGGTATGACCATGCCGCCCTTTACTTTTGCGAATCCGAGGTTCACGGCGCGGTTGGCGAAAAGGGCTCGATATTTCGAGAGCGTAACCTTGTAGCGAATCTTCAAAGCCGAATCGACCACACGTTGAAGATCGGGAATCTTGTTGCCGGTAGTCCGCGCGGTCACAAAAGGATTTTGACCGAACTGCACTTGAGCGGTTCCGGCCTTCGCCATGTGCCGACGAATCCAAGCCGGCACGCGCACGCCGCACGCCATCGCGGCAGCGGCGAATCCAGCCTTCGCGAGACCGACTTTTTTCTGCACGTATTTCAGATAAGCGTCCGCCGCCTCATTAGAGATCCACATCTGATCCTGCACTTGCCAGCGGCCGATTGCGCTGCGGGTGACCTGCTTCGGCCTTCCGCGCTCGTTTCTGTTCGCGTGATGAAAGGCGCGCATCTGCGCGATTGATGCGCCCGGCTGCCAGAACTTGCGATAAATGCGGATATTCTTTGAGCCTTCCCAGCCGAGGTTCACGCCCATCGTTTCGTTCTGACCGTAGCGCGGCGGAACTTCCGTTGAGTTTCCGATTTTCTGAAAGAGACCGATGCTTTTTTCTTTAGCCAGTTGTCGCCCGCCGAAGAGGTCGCCCAAAATTGCGTTCTCGCCCTGCTGCCGTGCGTTCGTGCTGAGTCCGCCCGCTTTGGTTTTCGTGATCGTTCCGCCGGTCACGAGTGGGATCTGAGTCTGCGAACCTTTTGGCAGTTTGTCGCCAGTCGGTGGCGTGATCTGCATGATCGTTCGGGCGACGTAAGCGCCCTCTTGCTTGATGACCAAACCGAGATCGACCTTTGCGGCGTCGGCGAGTCTCGCGAGCGCATATTCGAGCCGCTTGGTGTCTGAGAAGATCGAGATCATATCACCTTCGCGACGCCCAGCTCACATCCCGCGCCCTCGGCGTCCAGCGTCACGCGCTCGACAAAGTAAGTCACGCCAGCCCGGGAAAGCGTCTGGGTGACCTGTGGCGCAGCGCTCACACTCGACGTCAAAAGAAAGATCGTGAACTTGCTGTCGTCTCGGCGCTGGTCCTCGAAGTCAGCAAACGCATTGCTCGCCGCTGACCAGATGCCGGTCACCGCGGCGCCCTGATACGTGAATGAAATGCCCGCCTGCGCGAGTATCGCCGAGAAGTCGGAGTTGATCTGCGTCGGGTCGAAGTCTCGGACGGCGGCCATACTATTGCGAGAAACGTCAAACCCGCCCGAAGTGCATCGCGTGCAGCGCCGGCCGGTTCGCTTTGATCCACGGCTCGGCGTCGGCCATGCATTTCGCCGCGTCGTTGCCGCACGTCTGCGATCCGACGTGGTGAACGTAAGCGCGGGAAACGAAGTGCCGGCGCTTCATGTCCGCACATTGAACGTCGTCGGAAAACCAGTTGATCGGCGCGAAATCGACCCACGCGTCGCGGTGAATCCACGCGCAGATCGGCGCGATGACCGGCGTCTCGATGATGCTGCGCTCTGACTGGAATCGCAGGAAATCCAAGCGCCCAGATCCGCAGCGGATGTTCTGTGCGCCGCGTGCGTAGTCTGACCGCGCTGCGACGTAGCCCAAATCGGCGACGGCCTCCTTGAGCAGCGCAACGTCGGCCAGAAGCGTAAGCCAGGTCGATGGCGTAAACACGATATCGTCGTTGCAAATCACCAGCTCTTCGTGCCTGGCGAACGCGTCGCGCATCGCAAAGTTGTAAGCCTCGCCGAACGTCGCACCGACCTTGTAGTGCACGTGCTTTTCAACGTCGCTCGGCACGTAGGCTTTGATCGACGCGAGCATGACCTCAAGGCAGCGCGCGTTGGTCGTGCAAATGACGATGGCCGGCTGCTCGCTCATGGCTTTTTGGCGCCCAAAATCTTCTCGATGTTCTCCGCGTCGATCAGCGTGCAGCCGCTTGCCAATATCCGCTCGTCCCAGCCGTGCGGTGCCACCATGCCGTCCTCTGCGTTGACCTGTATCACGCCCGGCTCGGGTGCGCTTGGCTCGCCTACGTCGTGCAGGAATTGCTTGGCCATGCCCATCGTCTCGGCGTCGTCAGCGCGCACGAGGAAGCGGTGCTCGATCCGATCCGGCTGCGCTGCCGTCGAGAGCCAAGCCTCGCGGAAAGAAACCGACTTGGTCGAGTTGCCGAGAGTCTTTTGCGTGATGCGGATCTTCGGTGCGGTGTGCTTGTGAAACACGAGCTGCATCGCCGCCGCGTCGTCCAGTTGATCGGAGAGACGGAAAGCACGCGCCGCGAGGTCGTGCCCGGCCCAGCCATACCACTTGACCTCGTGCGTCCACGGCCGGTCCTTCTGGTTCGGCTCCGGCAGAGTCAGCATCCGCGACGCCCAGAAGCTCGCGCGCTTGCCGTCGTTGCGCTCGAACGAGAGCAGGATGACCGAGGCGATGGCCTCGCGGCACCACGGGAAGACGCCGTGCGCCGACATCGCGAACTGCATCGCCTCGCGCCGAGAAGCGACGAGCCGAGCAAGGTTGAGCTGCACTTCGTAGCGGAAAGAATCGTCGAGGTTCGGAAAGCTGAGCGCGATCCGGCCGAACTGCTCTGCCGCCGTTTTGTTGCCGGCGCAATAGTGTTCTTGGTGGATGTAAAAGTATTGGGTCGCGGACTCGGCGACGCTGCGCCCGAGGATTGCGAGGTTCCGCTTGCGGTTGTCTTGTTTGATAGAAATCGGCTGGTGATGCCAGACCGGTGTCGCCCAGTCGAAGTGCCGGTCGTTCGGTAGTAGGAGCAGATTCTCGTGGACGTCGTGATGCCAGACTCGCCCGCTTGCAAACGCGCTGCGCCGCACGATCCGCTCGCGGTGCAGTTTCTTCCCGGTCCCGCGCACGTCGTAAGGGCATCGGACCATAAGCACGTCGTCCGATAGCTCGGCGAGCCGGTCTCGAAGCTTCTCAGCGTCAGCAATCACATCGTCGCAGTCCGCCCAGATCAGCCAGTCGCCGCACGCCTGCGCGAACGATTGGTTGCGCGCACGGCCAAATGAATCCACGTGCTTCCACGCCTGCGCCGTCGCGCCGTTCTTGTATTCGGAGAAGATAAAGCCGACCGATTTGTAGGTGCACCAGTCGCGCACGATCTGCTCGGTCGCGTCCGGTTCCTGCGAGCCGATGGCGCGCACGAGCGACACTTCGTCAATCACGCCGTCGAAGCTGTCGAGCATCGCGCCGATTTGTGTCGCCTCGTTTCCAGCAATTACGCAAAGGGAAAGTATCATGTTCGTCGTTGTGTGTGCGTCAGGTCTTGCTGATCGCTCGGACCGGTCAAAACAAAAAGCCCCACGCCGTGAAGCGTGAGGCTGTTGTAAAACCTAATTCCCATTAAGCGTATTGGGTCGTGATCAGCTGACCTGCGTTCGCATTGACCACCTTCTCGGCGGTGTATTGCGAGGCGCGCACGATGTTCGACTTGATCGCCTCTTCGCGATAGGTCGAGACGCCGATTGCTGGGCCATACTCGGACCAGTTGAGCGTAAAGCCAGCTCCACCGCCGAAGAATCCGGCAGACGATTGCGTGACCGAGCCGACCCAGATGAAGGTGTTGGCCCAGACATTACCAGAAGCGAAGGCTACGCCTTCAGGAGCGGTATCGTAGCTGGCGCGACCGATCAGCACTTGAGCGACGCCGAACACTTCTGCCGCAGCTTGCGTCGAAGCGTTGAGAATCGTGTCGGACGAAATGCCAGCGCCGCGCAGGCGGTTCTGGAACTTAGTCGAGGCGCGGATTCGGGTCCACACGGGATACGGAATGATGACGGACAAGTTCGTCACGCTCTCGCCTTTTGCGAGCAAGCGGTCGGTGGCCTCTTGCACGTCAGAACCCACATCGAATGTCGCGATGTTCGCCGTGGTGTAAGCGGTGCCGGAGTTCGTCGCGGTGAACGTGGAATTGTCGAACAGTTTTGCAGCGACGCGCAGTTCGTGCGCGAGCAGCAATTTGCGTTTTGCGAGCTTGGCGGCGATCACCTCCGCGTCGAAGAAGCGGGCGACATCGAGGGTGACGGTGTCGTCCACTGCCTCTTCGTAACCGTATTCGAGAGCCGTGTAGGTGTCTTGCACGAAGGCGCGAGTGCCACGAGCGTAGGCGCTGTAAGGCGAACGGGTCTTCATGTCGCTCTTGAGGAGCTGACCTTCCTTCAAAACGAAGGACGGATATTGGCCGGAGCGAACTGGGACGTCGAGGATTGGCATGACGGCGGTACCGATCAAACCGGCCTCAAAGTCTTTCGCCTGCTCAACTACGCCAGCAATGTCGCCACGGAAAATGGCTGCGGAATTTGAATACATGGTAATTTATTTTTAAGGGTTAGAGATTCTTCGGAATCATTTCGATGATCGCACCGGCGTCGGACGCGGTGCTGAGAGATTTGCCAACGGTGATCGTCCCGGTGATTGCCACTTGGCCGGACGCGACGCTAAAGAGCGTATCGCCAACGGTGACTGGACCGGCGAGCAGGGTTGCGTTCACGGTGTTGCCGCCGAGGAACTGAACGGTGACGAGGTCGCCGCTTGCAGCGTCGATCGTTGCCACGCCGTCAGGCAGGGAAGCGGTGGCGGAAAGACCGACGCCGCGATTGCTGGAAATCGACACGAGGCGGAAGGCGGTGATAGCCGCGTTCGCGACGAACGTGCCGCTGTTTTGATAGGAAGTTGCCATGGTAGTTTAGATTAAAGTTTAACGAGTTCGCCGGCTTGAACGCGTGCGCGGTAGGCAGCGTAGAGGTCGGCGTGGTTTTTGATTGCGAAAGTGATGGCCGAGGATTTGTCGCCCTTCAGCTCGGTGGCTTTAGCTGAAACGACGTCCTCGAACTTCTCGACCTTTGCGACCGGTTTGACTGCTTCGGCCGAGGCAATCGGAGCGGCTGGCGCACCGAAGGACTTGGCAAATTCTTTGACTGCGGCGAGCGCGGCGGTGTTAGCGGCGAGCTGCACGACTTCGTTCTGCGCGCTCATGGCGGCAGGCTTGTCTTCTTTCGGAGCGAGAGCTGCTTCGAGCT